CAGATTTGATTACGTTTTCCGTTTGCCTTAGCCAATTGCCGTAGTAGGTTGCAGGTTCTTCACTTTTTTTGTAATTGTTAGTGTCTGCATATATGTTGTTAAAACGTTTACCGCCTTTTAGACCCATATAATCAAAACCCAAGATATAGATTTTTTTATACTTGTCTTCTACTGCTTTTGCTAATGCTGTTGGTCCACTGCTCCAACCTCTGCTAGGTTGAAAATAGTTTAAATTTTGATAGTCTTTATAACCATTATTATAATTTGTCCACACAACATGGTTATTGTGATATCCATCCTGAACAATTTCATGTACCATTTTAGGATCAACTGCAATTAATACTTCAGGTTCAAAAGTTCGATATACGGCATTACAGGCATAGATTATTCCTTTGCCTCTAAGTCGTTCTAAATCTAAATGTTTTCTTGAGGTACCATTACCTAATACAAATGCTGTGTGCATAAGTGTATTTAAATGGTTTTATTAAAGTGCGGATTGCTCTTGAGCAGGTTGACCGTACATGCTTTGAATAAATTCAATTTCTTTTGCTTGTTCTATTTCACGTGCTTCTGATGTACGTCTTATTTGATTCAACTGTTCTAGTGTAAGTCTAGTTTTTCTAGTATCTTTTGTAGTGACAACAGAAATGTCTCTTTGTGAATCATAACGTTTATCATCCTCAAAGTTTTTTCCGTTCTTATCAAAATAAAAGAATTCGTTTAATAACATATTTTTATTTACCTAGGTTGTAGGTGTTTCTCCGCCTGCGTCTGTAGGTTCCTCTGCTGGTGGTTCAGGAGCATCTGCTCCAGGCTCTGTATCACCTAATGTATCAAGGTCACCTTGTATTCCGCTTGGTGTAACACCAGCACTTCTCATTTCAGTACCACTTCCAATGTTATTCATCGCTTCACCGGAGTTTTCTTCACGCCACATGCTTTCATTTTCAGCAAGTTCTTCTTGTGAAAGTCCTAAGAAACGTTTCAATGCAAAACGTTTACTCATATAAGGTACTTCTTGTAGTGATGCAAAAGTGTTAACTCTTGCATTATCCATCTCACTTTGTCTATATGAAGCAAAGTTTTGTGGAGGATTCATTCTTAAGTCAAATAAATTGTTATCAATGTTTACTCCTTTAGCATTCATATACATTTTAAACTCTCTATCAAAAATGTATGCAACTAAATTTTGTAAACGTGTGCAGTATTTGTTAAATCTAAGTTCTTGAATATAAGCAGTGCCTACCCTACCGTCGTTATACTGTGCCGCACTATCGTCGGCCCCGGTAGGTAAGTATGAACTTGGAATACGTAAACCACGGAATAACTTGTTTGTGAAATATTTTAAATCGTCAATTTCACCCAAGTTAGTACCGCCAGGTAATGTTTCAACTTTTGATCCACGTCCTTCTGCTGTCTGTGGAAAGAAGTAATCTTCATTGATAGATAATGGATTGAAACTAGCGTCAATAACATTAGTTCCACCTCCTGTTGCACTTGGTATTCTACGTTGATGAATCTCATTTTTGATTCTTTCAACAAATCCCATTGCAAGGTGAGTAGGCATATTACCTACGTCGATGTAAAATACTCTACGTTCAGGTGCTCTTTGCACTCTGTAGATTATAATTGCATCTTCTAGTAATTCTTTCTGCTTATAAACTTTGAAAACACTTTCTAACAAACTGTTTCCAAATGGAAAGTTTCTATCTAAACCTTCACTTAAACTTAAATGTACAACATGCTCTGCTTCAATTGCCGCAGTGTTTTGTTGTCTGTCAAATCTTGTTCCTATTTGTTGTGGAGATGATCCAACATATCCTTTGCCATATGCACCACCTGTTGTTGTGTAATCAACTTGGCCTGTTGGAGCATTTGGATTTTTCTGACTTACAGATAAATGTTTGAAATTAACATTAATATCTCTTATAACATATTGCTCTGGTTCTTTACCTTCTGATTCATTAACAATAACTTTGTCAACTTTAGCAGGATCAATATGAAATAGTTTGAATGTTTCTGGATCTCTAATAAAAAATGCATCACCGTATTTGAATACGTTACGCATTACTCTAAAGATTCTTCTATCAAACTGGTTCATTTCACACCACTGTTGTAGGTATTGTTTTAGAACTTTAGTTTCAGTACTAGTTGCTTGATTCTTAAAAAAGATTTGAAATGGAGTTTTGTTCTCCATATTTTCTTGAGTACAAAATTCTGCTAGTATATCTAATGCCGCATTAACTTCTGAATCAGTATCCATTGTTTCATACTGTCCATAACGTTCAATTCTGTTAGGATGTCCTGAATATACATCAGGTAGATATGAGGAATAATTTGTTCTAGCCGGACCCGCTTGTCCTGAACCCGAAATAGCACTTTTGTTTCCAGAAGTGTCAGTGGGTGTATATTCTTGAAAGTATTTTTTCCAACTCATTAATTGTTATTCCTATGTGTTTTCTACAGCAGTAATTAAGTTTCTACTCAGTCTATTGCTCATTTGCATTTCTTTTATAAGTGTATTTAACGCATTGTTTAAGTTTACACTCTGATCCCTGGCACTGTCAACCACTCTTTGCACCGAATTTTGAGTAAGATTTGTTTCTCTCTGTTGTGAATTATAATCACTTGCTTCTTGTGGACTTAGAACACGTTCACCTTTTTCTATTGTAGCAACAGTGTTTTTTGGTTCAACCATTTGTCCTGTTACACCAAGAGTTCCAAAACGTCTTGTCTCTATCTTATCTAAATATTCCAATGCACTTTTTTCTTTACCAGTTGCTATGTCAATGGCGCTTATTTTTTTGTTTTGAAACTGTCTTAATTTGGCTAAAAGTTCAAGTGCTTCTAATATCTCGGCTTTAGTTCGGCCTTCCGAAGCCAGTTTTTCTTCGTCAAAGTCGTTTTTTTTGTTTAATCTATAACCACTTTTGCCAGCAAAAGTACCTATGATCGGATTACCAGCACCTCTAAATGGTGCAATAATTTCCTGTAACCTCGTTACTTCGTCTTTAAATCTTTTTTCAATATCTTGGTTACTCTGTGCAATTAATTCTTTTGCCGCATCTATTGTTGCTTTTGACTGTGTATCATCTTTTGCAATCGCCTCTAGTTGATCACGGTTTTTTCCTGCAAGTTTCTCTCGTTCTTTTTCTTTTAATTTGTCATCATCAATAAAGTAACCTAAGAATGTATCATTTAGTGCCAGCATTAAATTATGTACTGCTGTTTTAACAACGCCTGTTATATCATCCATTATTTTTTTTCGTCCTTCTTCACTTTGCATATTTGATATGAATTCTTCAATGGCTGTTGCAATTTTAGGAACTGCAAGTTCAAACTTTTTTAAACCTTCTATAAACGGTTTGCTAGTAAACAGTTCAACTAAACTTGTTCCAATAGCATCTCTTACTTTTTGTATTGCTGTATTAAAAGAGTTTAGTGCCGCTTGTAATGGAGATTCTTTTCCTAAACCAGATTCAAAGTCAGTAAATCCTCCTCTTAATTTGTTAATACCTGCAATCATGTCGCCACCTGCTTGTCCAAATGGATCACCTAGTAATCCTAAAGTGGCAAAATATTTTGAGTTAGCATCTGCAAAGCCGGCATTTGCATTTGCAAATGATTGCAAAGATCCAAACATGTTTTGATTAAAGTCGTCTAAACTACCTGAAAAGTTTCTTGCTGTACCAACTATGTTTCTAAATGTTCTATCAAACCCTGGTGTAATAGCACTCATCATTTGTGCTTGTTCAGTTATAGGAGCAACTCCTAACATCATAGCCATTGTTGCTTCTCTTCCAGCATCGCCAAATGTTGCCTGAGCAGTGTTAACGATTGCTCTCATTCTGTTTGCAGTTTCACCATCCATTCCAGCAATGAAATTTTCAAATGCTTTATTCATGTTGGCTTTATCAATACCTTCTTGAATTTGATCTGCTTGTATACCGGTCAATTCTGAAAGTCTACGTAAACCCATTGCATAATCATCTGACTGCGAAATAATTTGTGATTGTGAAATAGTACCACGTTGTAGTGCTAAGGCATTTTGTGCAAAGAATGACAAGAATCTTTCGTTCTGTTCATCAAAACTTAAACCAAAGGATTGTAATCTTCTGTTGTTAAGGTCAAATGCTATTTCACTTGCACCGATTGCCATTGAAGCACCTCTTGTGGCTGTGCCTAATCTTGCAAGTTCTTCAGTGTTTTTTGTTAAGTTGCCGGCAATGACATCTAAACTTGTTCCTACTGCCGCTCCATAACGTGTCATTTCTTCAAGTCTGCCACCAAATGCTATACCTGAACTTGATAACTGCTGAAATGTAGTGTAATTTTTATATAGTAACTCAGTTACGGCATGAACCGCATCACCTAGGCCTAGAACGTTTAATTTGCTATCTTTAATACTTTTAGTAAAATCAGTGACAGTCATTTGGCTGTCAACAAATTTGGTAGTACCTTCAACTACTTTGCTAAATCCTCTAGTAGTAGCCGCCAAAACAGCACCCATACCACCTAATGCTTTACCTAGTATGTTAAATGCAC